AAATATATCTGCCGAGCAGGTCACAAAGACAGTCGGCGTGACGATCTTCGCAAAGCAATCCACTACCTTCAAAACGAACTAGAAAATGACATCCTCTACCCGTCAGCAGCAAGCCGTAGAATTCCGGAAAAGTTTCCGGGTGAACAACAGTACTACGCCAGCTTCACGGACTTTGCAGAGGCGTTTGATCGTTGAAGAGTTCAAAGAGTTCCTTGACGCTGAGAATCAGCTGATTATGGGGCTTACCATTAACTCTGCTGACTGTCTAAAAGAACTAGCTGATCTGGTCTATGTGTGTTACCAGTACGCAGCAAACCTTGGATGGGATCTAGATGAAGCTCTTGATCGTGTTCACAAAAGTAACCTGTCTAAATTAGACGATAGCGGTAATCCTATCTACCGTGAAGATGGGAAGGTCTTGAAGGGACCGAACTATCAACCACCAAACCTTAATGATCTTGTTTGATAATGTCGAAACCACCTAAAGAACTTATTGCTCGTACTGGTCGTGTACAATCCTGGATTGATGATCCCACCTCTCGCCTGCCTGTTTCCTGTACCGTCTTCGTTGTGGAAGACACGATGGAAGGAGAAAATGGAATTGAAGCTAGTTGGCGTTTCGTCAGCCATGCACTCAGATACGGTGCAGGCGTTGCTGTCCACCTTAGCAAGCTGCGACCCAAAGGAGCTGAAAATGGTAAAGGACTAGTTGCATCTGGTCCTGTATCTTTTGCTAAAATTTACTCTACTCTGAATGAGATCCTTCGTCGCGGTGGAGTATACAAAAATGGTGCTGTGGTGTGTCATCTTGATTTGAGCCACCCTGATGTACTTGAATTCATTACTGCTAGTCGCAGTGAACTGCCTTGGGTTAAACGTTGTGTTAACATCAACGACCACTGGTGGAAAGAGGCTAGCCAAGAAGTAAAGGTTGCTCTCCTTGAAGGTATCAAGAAGGGCGACATTTGGCTTAACAAAACTAAAGTAGACAAAAATGGAAATCGAATCCGGGGTAACGTATGCTTGGAAGTATACCTGCCCTCACGGGGTACCTGTCTACTTCAACATGTTAACCTCGGCGGATGTGAACTCGATGAAATTCGAGGTGCGTTTGTTCACGGAATGTCCGAACTGTGCAGCCTACACAGCAAAACAAATGTTGGAGAAAGCGGAGAATACCTCCCTGCAGAGACTGATCGCCAAGTCGGTCTCGGAATGTTGGGACTCGCCAACCTTCTCCGACAGCAAGGTGTAAGTTACAATGATTTCGGTCTTGCTCTTGAGGCATTGAATAGTGATCGACCTTACCCTGCTACTCCTGGCTATGTGATCGCCCAAGAGCTTCAGGCGGGCGTACAAGCCGCTGCAGAGGTAGCTAAGTACAATCGTATGGAACGTGCCTTTGCCATCGCTCCTACGGCCTCCTGCAGCTATCGCTACACAGATCTCGATGGGTACACCACCACCCCTGAGATCGCTCCTCCCATTGCCCGTCAAGTAGACCGTGATAGCGGTACATTTGGCGTCCAGAGCTTCGACTACGGTCCTGTTGAGGTCGCGTCTGAAGTTGGCTGGGAGTCATACAAACGAGTAGTAGATGGCATAGTTCGTCTACTCGATAGCACCGGATTGTTGCATGGTTATTCATTTAACAGCTGGTCAGATGTGGTTACCTATGATGAGCAATTCATCGAAGATTGGTTGGCAAGTCCACAGACTTCTCTTTACTATTCGCTTCAGGTAATGGGCGACGTTCAAGACAAGTCTGATGCTTATGCCGCATTGGATGATGGCGACGTTACCGCATACCTGGAGTCTCTTCTAAATGATCCTGCTCCTGATTGTAATTGCGGCGAATGAACCCCTATCAAAAACTATTGAATCGTAAACGGAAGTGGTCTCCGGTACAGACCACAGCTGGGAAGCTTGTTGAAGGTGCGGAAGAAACAATCTACCGTGCCCTAGCTATCCGACATATGGAGCTTCCTGTCGGAGATTTTATTACTGATGCACTAAAGAATGAAGTTCCAAACTTGGCGAGGGATCTCCTTCAATCCAATATTAAGGACGAGGAAAATCACGACCTTGCACTCGGTTACATCGCCAACGCTATCGGCGTTGATGAAAAAGCTGAAGCCGAAGCGAAGCGTCTTAGGGACGCCTGGATTGCTCATCCAGATCACACAATCCTCAAGGCGTTGGTTGCCGAGCGTGCAATTTTCTTTGTGCTCCTCCCACTCTTCAGATTTAACGGTGATGCTGGTCTCCGAACAGTAAGCGCTGATATCTCTCGTGATGAACAAGTCCATGTGGCAGCGAATAGCCTGGTATGTACTGAGCTTGGTATCAATTGGAGTCCTTCTCTCGATAAGCTCAGGAAGGCAACCATTAATTGGGTGCTTGAACCTCTAGGTAGAAATACCTCAAATAAATATTTAGACAAAAAATTTTGGCTGGATTCCAGCGACTCTTTGATGTATCAAGGTAAAGCACCTGAGCTTTCCGACACACGTCGAGCCAGAATGCCTGCTTTCTTCGAACATGCAAACCCCAATCTACCTCAATACGCTTGAGACACATGGTCTCCAGCTCAGCTCACTCATTGCTGAACTTAATGAGAACTTTCCACCAACTAATCCCCACCCGGATGATCCTATTAATCTCATAATGTACCGCTCTGGCCAACGTTCTGTGGTCGAGTGGATTAACCATCGTCTCACAGAAGAAAACAATGGCTCCTAAAAAGAAAAATCAACCAGCAAAAGTTCAAACTAATGCTGGTGTAAACCCAATGGGTGCACCTGCCAAGCAAGAGAAACCTACAGTACGTGAGGCTATTCGTTCTGCAGGTGAAGGTGGTATCACCAAGCAAGAGATCCAGCAAATCCAAAAGGATACTGGAACTTCTATGCAGAAGATTATCCAGCAATTGGATATAGTTAATAAGAACCTGAAAGAAGCAGAGAAGCAGACCATTGCTCTTAATTCTGGTGCAGCTAATATGCTCATCAAGGATGCAGGCAAAGCTACAACTTTTAACCAACCCAACTTTGGCACTGGTAATATTGGCCGAGCTTTGGCTGGAGCTATTGGTATCCCTGGCTCAGCTGGAATGGTTGTTAAGGGTCAGCAAATGGGTGGATCTGCAGCTGTTCCAGGTACTGGGTTTATTCCTGGTGGTATGCAGATCCGTGGTGGTGGACGGCTTGCTGTTCGCCCTCAAACTATGGCTGCACCTACAGTTACCACAGATGCTATTACTACTACTCCAGGTTTAACTGAAGAAGAGATCCAAAAGCGGATTGATGAGGGCATCACAGCTGGCATCAATGATTACATGTCTGGTGTGGAGTCAGCATACAACCAAAATGACCAAGATTATCTTGATATGTTGAACAACCTGCCTAACATGTTTGCTCAGCAGATGCAGGGAATGTTTGACCCTCTTCAGCAGGCAATCAGTAGTCTTCAAACACAAGAACCAATGCGTCTTTATGGTGCTGGCCAGAACTATAATGTTGGTGGCATCAGGACTAACCCTCGTCGTCCACAAGGTCGCTCTGGATTCCTACGTGGTAACATGGGCATCGGTTCTAGTGCAGGTACTGGTCTTACCAGCGGTCTTAGTGGGCTTGCTGGAGCACTTGGTAGTCTTGGAGGACTTACTATCTAATGTCAGCTAAACAACGGTATGATTTCCTTACTGGTGACCGCAACCAATATCTCACCGTAGCTCGTAGAGCAGCGGACCTAACACTCCCATATGTCATTCGTGATGACGATGACTTCACTAAACAAGCACAACCTTTGCCATCTCCTTGGCAGTCAGTTGGTGCTAAAGGTGTAGTCACTCTTGCCTCTAAGTTGATGCTTGCTTTGCTCCCTCCACAAACTAGCTTCTTTAAGCTACAAGTGGATGAATCAATGCTTGGTCAGTATGATCCTGCTATTAAGTCTGAGCTTGACCTAGCTTTTGCTAAGGTTGAGAGGACAATCATGGAAGCTATTGCTTCTAGTGATGATCGTGTGATTGTACACCAAGCACTTAAGCATCTTGTCGTAGGAGGTAACGCACTTATCTTCATGGGTAAAGATGGACTCCGTTTGTATCCTCTTAATCGCTACGTTGTAGATCGAGATGGTGACGGCAATGTAATTGAAATTGTTACCAAAGAGAGAATCTCTAAAAAAGTACTAGGTGATCTGATTCCTCAAGAACCAAATCCTAACACTCCTGGCAATGATGAGGCAGATGCCTATCGTGATGAAGTAGATGTGTACACCCATGTAAAGCGAGACAACAATCGTTACGTCTGGCATCAAGAAGTGTACGATAAAATCCTTCCTAAGTCTTTTGGTAAAGCACCTATTGAAGCATCGCCTTGGATTGCACTTAGGTTTAACTCAGTTGATGGTGAAAGCTACGGACGTGGTAGAGTAGAGGAGTTTATGGGAGATCTTAAGTCTCTCGAAGCGCTCACTCAGGCACTCGTAGAAGGCTCTGCAGCAGCCGCTAAGGTTGTCTTCGTAGTGTCACCCTCAAGCACGACTAAACCCGCCACCCTGGCCGCTGCAGGCAACGGTGCAATCGTTCAAGGACGCCCCGAAGATATCGGGGTTGTTCAAGTAGGCAAGACTGCTGACTTTAGAACTGCTTATGAAATGTCTGCTCAACTTGAGCGGCGTATCTCTGAAGCATTCCTAATCATGAATGTACGGAACAGTGAAAGAACTACAGCTGAAGAAGTTCGAATGACTCAACTCGAACTGGAAGCCCAACTTGGTGGCCTATTCTCCATGCTGACTGTTGACTTCCTTGTTCCTTACCTCAACCGTAAGTTGGCAGTGTATCAAAAGACTGGGGACATTCCACGTATTCCTAAGGGAATCGTGCGTCCTACTATTGTTGCAGGTATTAATGCAATTGGTAGGGGACAGGATAGAGAGAGCCTAGGTGCTTTCCTGATGACCATTGCACAGACAATGGGACCACAAGCTATCCAAACTTATGTAAACCCTGAAGAGGTCATTAAGCGACTTGCTGCTGCACAAGGCATAGATGTCCTTAACCTTGTTCGTAGTATGCAAGAAGTACAAGCTGAACAAGCAGCTGCTATGCAACAACAGCAACAGCTAGAGTTGACTAAGCAAGCAGGTCAGCTCGCATCTGCTCCTATGAATGATCCTTCTAAGAATCCACAACTAAATGGACAACCAATCCCTCAAGCGGCAGCGCCGCAAGGCTGAGCCTGAAGTAATCGAGACCACTGAACCTACAGCACCTGAGCCTACTGTTAATAAGTATGCTCCTAAAGCTAAGATCGGTACACCTGTACTTGGTCGCAGCACTAGCTATGTAGAGAAAGTAGGTCTCGGTAACCTTAAAGTAATCCACGCCACCTCTTATGACGACACTAACGTACAACCCGAATGAAGCACCAGAAGGTGAACTGACTGCTGAAGAACAAGAGTCTTTGGCTATTGGTGAGAAAGCACTTGCTGAACAGGAAGAACTTCTTGCTGGTAAGTTTCGTGATGCTGAAGAACTAGAGCAAGCTTACATTGAGCTGCAAAAGAAGTTCAGTTCACGTAACCCTGAAGAAGAAGCACCTGAGCAGCAAGAGGAAGAAGTAGCGGAAGAAGACTCTGAATCTGCTAACATTCTGGAAGCTCTTTGGGAAGAAGGTCTACAAGGTAAGTTTAGTGAAGACACCCTTAAAGAGTTGTCTAATCTAAGTTCTGCTGATCTTGCTAAGCTGTACCTTGAGTATCGTGCTGAGGCTGAGCGTGGTAATGTTTCTAAAGAAGTAGACATTACAGATTCTGACTTGTCTGATCTGCGCGGCATTGCTGGTGGTGATGATGAGTACGGCTCTATGATGCGCTGGGCTGCTGATAATCTAACTCAAAAAGAGATTGATCGCTATGATTCAGTGATGGATACTGGCGACAAGAATGCGATGACCTTTGCTGTTGAAGCATTGTTTAGTCGCTATCAAGATGCAGTTGGTGTAGATGGTCAGTTGTTGACTGGTAAAGCTGCTTCTAGTACAAAGGATACATTCCGCTCTCAAGCTGAAGTTGTTCGTGCTATGAGCGACCCTCGCTATGACACAGACCCTGCATATCGTCAGGATGTGTTTGCTAAACTTGAGAGGTCTAATCTTGATTACTGATAACGAATACGGTCAACAAAACATCTTCGCTAAAGAACCACCCATGTACACTGACAAAGACTACACTGTTCCCCACAATGAACGAGCCGAACTTCTCAATGGTCGCCTGGCTATGCTTGGCGTTATTGCAGCTATCGGCGCTTACGTTGTTACTGGTCAACTGATCCCTGGAGTATTCTGATGCCTCTCAAGAAAGGCTCATCTGATAAGACTGTTTCTGCTAACATCCGCAAGATGAAAGCAGAAGGTTATCCTCAGAAGCAAGCTGTTGCTGCTGCACTTAGCAGTGCCGGTAAGTCAAAACCTAAGAAGAAAAAGTAATGGCTAAGCCTGGACTCTACGCAAACATTCATGCCAAGCGTGAACGTATCGCTAAAGGTAGTGGAGAAAAGATGCGTAAACCTGGTGCTAAAGGAGCACCCACTGCAGCTCAATTCAAACAAGCTGCTAAGACTGCTAAGAAAAAGTAATCCTTAAGTATTGGCAGATCCGCTAATACTGCGCGTGTATTGGCGGATTAGGAGGAGTAATCAATATTAAAGTTCTTCGCTTTATTATTATGATTCCTATTCTAACTACTCTGTCAGTCATTAGTTCTTGGTATGGTCCTGGATTCCATGGTAACCTTACCGCTAATGGTGAACGGTTCAATCAACAATCCCTTACTGCAGCGCACAAGACACTCCCCTTCGGAACACGCCTTAAGGTATGTTTCCAGAGGTGTGCCATTGTGAGGGTAAATGATCGTGGTCCTTACTATTCAAATAGAGGATTAGATCTCAGTAAAGGTGCGGCTGATGCAATCGGTCTCACTGGCTCTGGAGTTGGACGGGTAAAAGTAACTCGACTAAACTAACTTCAATCATGACTGCTACACTCGCAGCCCCTAAGTCCCAGGTTAATCCTTGGGACTCTTTTTGTACGTGGGTAACCTCCACAGATAACCGTCTTTATGTCGGCTGGTTTGGGACACTGATGATTCCTTGTCTCCTTGCAGCCACCATTTGTTTTGTAATTGCATTCATTGCGGCTCCACCAGTTGACATTGATGGCATCCGCGAACCTGTAGCCGGAAGTCTTCTTTATGGAAACAACATCATATCGGGAGCCGTCGTTCCGAGCAGCAATGCCATCGGACTACAC